AGTCCTTGTTTATGTGTCATGTTGCTTCAAGTTATTTGTTGCAAGGTCTTAATGTATTGTATATCACTTTAGAAATGGCTGAAGAAAGAATTGCTGAAAGAATAGACGCAAATCTTTTAGATGTAACTATGGAAGATTTACACGAAATGCCTCATCAATTGTATGAAGGCAAAATTAAAAAGTTGAGAGAGAAGACTCAAGGTCAACTTATTGTAAAAGAATATCCAACGGCGTCTGCTCATAGTGGACATTTTAAGTCGTTATTAAACGAATTGGCTCTAAAGAAATCATTTAGACCAGATGTTATCTTTATTGATTATTTGAACATTTGTGCTTCAAGTAGATTTAAAGGTGGCAATATTTCATCATACTTTTATATAAAGGCAATTGCTGAAGAGCTAAGAGGTTTGGCTGTAGAATTTGATGTACCAATTTTTAGTGCAACACAAACAACAAGAACTGGTTTCGTGTCAACTGACATTGGTCTTGAAGACACCTCTGAATCTTTTGGTCTTCCAGCAACTGCTGACTTTATGTTTGCCTTAATGTCAAACGAAGAACTAGAGGCATTAGGTCAAATGAAAGTAAAACAATTGAAAAATAGATATAACGACCCTAGTATAAATCGTGCATTTATTATTGGTGTTGATAGAGCTAAAATGAGATTGTATGATGTACAACAAGCAAGTCAAAACATTGTTGACGCAAATCAAACAGATGAAAAAGAGGATGCTTACAACAAGTTTTCAGACTTTAAATTATAATTATGCCTAAAAAAAAGAAGACACAAAAAGTAAGATTTCATAGAGGTGACCAAAGACCAGGAGGGATAGATAAGAAATTGACTTATTCAGTAGAAATGGCCAAAGAAGGCAAAAAAATCTTATGGAATGTAGTAGAAAAACCAACTGGTAATACTGTAGCAAAGTATTTTTTTGAAGAAGACGCAACACACCTAGCAGATTTTCAAAATAAAAACAAAGTCTGGCAAGAAAACGGTGGTATTCCCAAATTTCTCTGGAATTATTAGTTGCTAAAAGCTACTAAATAGTGACATGGGAAAAATTAAAAACGAAACATTAAGAAAAAGACCAACAGCACCTTTGATTTTTAAAAAAATCAAGGATAAAAGTCCATTTGAAATTGACGGAAAAGAAGTAATACTAAAATTTAATCCTGATATTAAAGGTATTGGTGACCTTTTTAAAAAAAATGAAGTAGAAGAAATTATAGCTGCTTCAGGATCCAAATTAACAAAGATGTTTTTTGTTGGTGAAGGTGGTCCTTTCAAACTAACCGATATAGAAAAAACAAAAGAGTTTGGTGGTGGGTCAGGTGGTTCAGGAGGTGGTGCTGATGATACTGCTGTAACAGAATCAATGCAATGTTATTATAACGCATTAGCATATCATCTAAAAAAACCACTTAATAGTAAAAATGCTACAGAGAAAGCTCTTACAGCAAAAAATATTGCTAATAAGGTTCATGTATATAATAAGACAACAAAATTAAACGCAAGTCAATTAATAGAAGCGCATTACAAACCAGGCAAAGAAAAGAAATTACTTACATGGATAGAATTTGATGACAAGGGTCAAAATGTTTACACAAAAACAGCAAACGCTTTAAGAAAACATCAAAGATGGTCAGGCGTTCCTCATTTTCATAGAGGTTCTCCTTTTATGAAAGCAGTCTATGAATCAAAAGCATTAGCATTAGACTTTGATAAAAAACAAGAACCAGATGTTAGAAAGGCACCACTTTCTGGTTATAGTGATGACAAATGGAATCCAGGTGATATATGGATGAGCACTTACGATCCTGATCCTTCAAATTCAAAACCTTTAGATTTTAGTAAAGGTGGAAAATCATGTAATCTAACTTTTGAAATGCTTAAAAAAGCTGTTCAAAAAGAAGCAGATAATAAAAAACTTTTAGGTGTGTCTTTAAAGAAAGTAGAATCAAATGCTACTGTTACAGAATATAATTTACCTAAAAGAGAACAAAATGTTAATGTCACTTTAAAGAAATTTAGATTTGGACAGACTGGAGATTTTTTTAATTCAACAGATGTTTATTTAATATTTAATCAAAAAGAAATGCAATTTAGGTCATTCAATTCTACTAAATCATGGCAAGGTGAAGTTAAAGGATCATTTGCTGCTGGAGGTAAGATTGGTGGTGGCGGAGTTAATTTTTATTGTACTGATATCTTACATAGACCTATAGGAACAACTAATGAAGATAGTTTGAAATGGTCAGAAACAAGATGGAATGATGGTTTGTTTTCTAACTTTCATAAACTATATGAAAAATATAGTGTTCATTCAAATAATGCAAAAAAAATATCTAAAAAAGAATTATTAACTTTAAAAGAATTTAAAAACCAGGCAAATAGTTATATGTCTAAAGGTAAAAATGCTGCTCCAGCTTTTAAGTTTAGTAAATATATGGGATTATTAATGCTAGAATCTATATATGGTAAAAGTAATCCTAGATTAAAAGAGTGGGCTGAAGAAGTGTTAAGATATGCAATGTCAAATATAGATATTTCTTCTTACTTTATTAAGATTGAATAATTATAGTGTCATTTCGGGCAAGACAATAATAGATTCTAATTTAAAATCATTATATTCATTCATGTAATTATTCAACTGATTATGAGTTATAGACTCATCAAGATTAAACTCTGAAAGTCCTGGCTCAATTACAGTATAAGAATCAGAAATTACAAATTCATCATTGTAAAAAAGTTGCATTTCTTTTACATAGTCAGTTGTTAAAGTAGTAGTATTAGTCATAGAGTATCCTTTCGTTGATTTATGGTTAATAATATCATACTATTATATCAAAATCTAGTGAAATCGGCAACTATATTTTTCACTTAATAAACCTTATAAATAGTATTGTGAGTTTTATATATGGCTGCGTTGAATTAGCGCTTGCCAAATGGATGATATTTTGGTATAATGGGTACAAATGAGAGAGGACTATGTTCAATTTTAAAGGTTTCCTAACTAGGGATAAGAATACACATTTAGAACACCTAGAAGACGATATAATTAATAGAGGTTCTACAGGTGGAGAAAACGCAATTAACTTCCTAAAATCAGTTAGAGATATGTTAGCTGGTAGTGGAGGTGCTCCGAATATTACCGTTAAATGGGACGGTGCGCCAGCAATTATATGTGGTGTAAATCCTGAAAATGGTAAATTCTTTGTTGGTACTAAATCAGTATTCAATGTAACTCCTAAAATCAATTATACAGCAAGAGATATCTCAAAAAACCATAGTGGTGTAGTTGCAGATAAATTAAGAGTATGTTTAGCAAATCTATCAAGACTAAACATTAAAGGTATTTTACAAGGTGACTTATTATTTACTCCAGGAGATTTAAAATCTGCTACTATAGATGGTGAAAAAATGATATCATTTACACCTAATACAATTACATATGCAGTACCAGTAAATAGTGATATAGGTAAAAGAATTGCAAAAGCAAAAATGGGTATTGTATTTCATACATCTTATTCTGGTAAAAAAATGAATAATTTATCTGCTAGTTTTGGTACAGTTACAGGTTCATCAAATAGAAATGTGTTTATGGCAAGTGCAGGTTATAAATCTTCAAGTGTTATGTTTACTAAAGGAGAGTTAAAAAGTTTTGACGCACAGATAAGAATGGCTGAAGGTTCATTAAGTAGAGCAAAACCTATTTTAGATTTGATGAGTAAAAATATAACAGATGATACCTCTGTAGGTTATAGATTAAAAACTTATTTTAATTATTATATTAAGAACTCAAACGCAGGTATGGACAAAGTATCTGTTATGCAAAAACAATTTAGAGATTATTACGAGAATTATATTAATGCAGAAATAGACGCAAGAAAAACACCAAGAGGTAAAGAAAAATTTATTAAAGCAAAAAAAGAAAATTTAAGATTTATTGACAGAAATAAATCTGCTTTATATATGGCGATTGCAAGTCACATTACATTAGGTAATGCTAAGAATACATTATTACAAAAGATGAGTCAGATACAAAGTATCGGTAACTTTATAAGAACTTCTACAGGTTACAGAGTTACAGCACCAGAGGGATATGTAGCAGTTGATAGTGTTGCAGGTGCAATTAAACTTGTAGATAGATTAGAATTTAGTAGGCAAAACTTTACAATGCCAAAAGGATGGAGTTAATGATTAAAATATTGGATTATTTTTACAGTAAGATTGAAAGTATAGGTGGTAAAATGTCTGTATGGGCTTGGCAAAAAAGATGGTGCAACAGAGAAAAAGGTACAGGTTATAGAAAATGAAATCATTTAAGCAATACTTCTTTGAGGCAATCAACGGACCTAAAATTATTATGATTGGTGGACCAGGTTCAGGTAAATCTACCTACTCAAACTTAATTAAAAAAGATTTAGGTATTGCACACATTTATACTGGTGATATGATGAGAGAACTTGCAAGACAAAATACACCAGAGGGTAAAAAAGTAAAAGAACTATTATCAAAAGGTGAAT